GTGAGAGCATGTATCGCATGGAAAAAATAACCACTGGTGCTGCCTATGGCGCTTCAGCCGGGAGCATCCTAAACGGCATGCTTAATGCCTACAGCCCCGAGCAGTGGAACGCTATCGGCGTGCTGGTTGGTATCATCATTGCCGTACTGACGTATCTGACAAATCTCTATTTCAAGATCCGCGAAGACAACCGCCGCAGCAGGAGCCGAGATGAACCCGACACTCAGGAATAAGCTGGTGGGTGCCATAGTTGGCGGATCCGGAGCAATCACGATTGCTGCAGTAATGCTGGGCAATGCGGATGGACTGGAAGGGCGGCGCTATTACGCCTATCAGGACGTGGTCGGCGTCTGGACCGTTTGCGATGGGCATACCGGTACCGACATTCGCCGCGGTCACCGCTACACCGACAAAGAGTGCGACAACCTGATTAAGGCAGATCTGCGAATGGTGGCAAACGCCATCGACCCGCTGATCAAGGTTCGCATCCCTGAGCCAACCCGCGCCGCGCTTTACTCCTTCACCTATAACGTTGGCTCTGGTGCTTTTGCCAGCTCAACGCTGCTGAAGAAGCTTAACTCCGGTGATGTTCCGGGTGCCTGTAAAGAACTGCAGCGCTGGACGTATGCTGGTGGTAAACAGTGGAAGGGGCTTATCACCAGGCGCGAGATTGAGCGTGAAGTTTGCGAGTGGGGTCAGAAATGAACCGATTAACCGCAATCATCTTCGCTGTCGTTATCTGCCTGCTGGTTTCGATGGTATGGGCCATTAACCATTACCGCGATAACGCCATCACCTACAAAGACCAGCGCGATAAAGCCACTGAGAATCTCAGCCTGGCGAACGCCACCATCAAAGACATGCAGACCCGCCAGCGCGATGCAACTGCGCTGGATGCCAAATACACCGGAGAACTGGCTGATGCGAAAGAAACCATTGAACGTCTGCATAGCGATGTCATTGCTGGCCGTAAGCGGCTGCAGCTCAACGCAAACTGTACCGCGAACGGAGCGACCAGCACCAGCGGCATGGGCGATGCTTCCAGCCCCCGACTTACTGACTCCGCTGAACGGGATTATTTCACCCTCAGAGAACGAATCGCCACAGTGACGAAGCAGATCGGCTATCTGCAGGACTACATCAAAGAGCAGTGCCTCAAATAACAGCCTCGCATTCGCGGGGCTTTTTTATGCGCATCGCAGCGCATTACCAACCGAGAGCCTATAGGAAGCGAGCCTGAGATAAATCGTTATCTCTCGGGGCGGCTTATCTATGCGAACAGGCTCGCAACTTATAGGTGAATTATGAAGAAGTTGATGACTACTGCTTTTGTATTCGTGCTGGTCTGGGGGCTGTTTGGCCTTCTGGTCTACGCGACATTACAGGGTGACCATTCATTGATGAGCATTGTCGTAGCGGCATACTGGGCGATCATCGCTCTTGCCTGCTTCATCTCGCCTCTGTTCCTTGTGGCTGTATTTATGGCCGGGAAAGAGAGTGATCCCATGGAGCGTGCCAAGCTGTTAATCCCTCTGAAGGACTATTACAAACGCAAGGGAGCGTTCAAGAGATGCATCGGGCTTGTGCCGATGGCGGCCATCTTCGTCATGCTGTCTTACTCAGGATGGGTGTTTACTTCGCTGTTCTACATCCTGGCTTGTGGCTTTGTCACGTTGCTTAATTCGGTGGGCAGAGACAAGTTCGAAGAACTGACAGGGCACATCGTTAAGCTGTGATTCATTACAGAAGCTCTTCACTGAGGGGCTTCGATAATGATCTGTGTAACCCCGCAAGGATGGTGATCACATCTTGCTGACGGGTAAGCCGTAAGTGGCTAAGCACTTCTGAGAAGCAGGGCAATAGCTGCGACAAGGCAAAGAGGTAATCATGTCCGACATCTACCAAATCACGCTAACCACCCAGACAGGCGAAACCTTCACGGGCAAGATGTCTCGACGTCAGCCTGAGCTGGTTAACGGCTTTGTGCCGCTGGCTACGGAAACGGGCGAATGGCTGTATTTTGCTCCAGCTGATGTAAAGCGCGTGCAGTTCACGCCGGTACAGGCAGAGCAAACGGAACAGCCAGAAGAACAAACAACGGAGTAACCAATGAGCAAACCAGATTGGGAGGCCATTGAATCGGCTTACCGGGCTGGTTCATTGTCAGTAAGGGCAATCGGTGAAAAGCATGGCGTTAACCACGCCACCATCCTGAAGAGAGCAAACAAAGAAGGATGGCAGCGCGACCTGACAGAAAAGGTCAGGGCGGCAACCAAGGCCAAGGTAACCAAGTCGGTAACCAAAGACAGTAACCAGTCACCAGTGGTTACTGATGAGCAGATTATTGACCAGGCATCCGATGAGGCGGCCGCTGTAGTCATGGCTCATCGGGAAAGTTTGGCGGCATGGCGCGGCATCACCAATAAGCTCCGCGACTTCCTCGAAGATGCAGATATCACGGAAGAAAATCACGCCTCAATGTCTCGTTCGATTACAGCCGGTGTTGATGCTCAAATAAAAGTGATAAACGCTGAGCGCAAGGCGTATAACCTCGACACCGAAGAAGGCAATAAGACGGTTGATGACCTGTCTAACCTGATGGATTCACTGTCTCAGGGGGCGTAATGAAACCTGAGCACATCAAGCTGCTGTCCGATAAAGACTGGCGGCTGAACAATCTTTACTGGATCACCGACAAAGAGGGTAAGCCCACGCGCTTCAGGATGACGCCTGAGCAGCGGGAATACTTCGAGGGGATCCACACCCGCAACATCATCCTGAAGGCTCGCCAGCTCGGTTTCACCACTGAGGTGTGCATCATCCAGCTCGACGCGGCCCTGTTCGAGTCGGCGAAGTGCGCCCTGATTGCCCATACGCTGAATGACGCAAAGCGCCTGTTCCGCGAAAAGGTGAAGTACGCATACGACAAGCTGCCCGCAGAGATAAAGGCGGCCAACCCGGCCAGCAACGACTCTTCCGGTGAGCTTGTCTTTAAGAAAGGCGGATCACTCTACGTCAGCACGTCATTTCGTGGCGGCACGTTGCGTTACCTGCACGTTTCCGAGTTCGGGAAGATATGCGCCAAGTATCCTGACAAAGCCCGTGAGATCGTCACTGGTGCGTTTGAGGCGGTATCGACTGAATGCTTCGCTACCATCGAAAGCACAGCAGAGGGCCGGGCGGGTTACTTCTTCGATTACTGCCAGACGGCAGAGAAGGCGTTGCTGCAGGGCAAACCGTTATCCGCGCTGGACTGGAAGTTTTTCTTCTTCTCCTGGTGGAAGAATCCGCAATACGCAATCGACCCGGTGGAATCGTTGCCGGTGCGCCTGCTTGAGTACTTCGCTGAGATGGAGGCGAAGCACGGCGTAGTCGTCAACGATCGCCAGAAAGCCTGGTATTACGCCAAAGAGAAAACACTCGGCGATGACATGAAGCGCGAATACCCGACCATTCCGGCCGAGGCGTTCCAGCAGTCGGTCGAGGGCGCGTACTACGCCAAACAGTTCCGCTGGCTCTACACCAACAAGCGGATCGGCCAATTGCCGGATAACTCACACCTCCCGGTACACACGTTCTGGGATATCGGCGTGGGCGACTCGACGGCGATCTGGTTCGTTCGTGAGGTTGGGAACGAGTTCCACATCATCGACTACTACGAAAACTCCGGCGAGGGCCTGAGGCACTACATGAAGGTGCTGAAGGACAGGGGCTATGAGTACGGCGAGCACTGGGGGCCGCACGACATCGAAAACCGCGAGTTTGCTGCTGATGCGAAGTCACGCAAAGAGCTGGCGCGCGAAGGGTACGAAATCGACGGTCAGATGTACTCACTGAATTTCAAAGTGGTGCCGAAAGCTGGCATCGATACCGGCATTGAGTCGGCGCGTGAAATCCTTCCGAAATGCGTATTCGATGAGGATAAATGCTCGGAAGGTATCTCTCACCTTGAGGGCTACCGGAAGGAATGGGACGACAAGCGCGGCTGCTGGAAAGACAAACCTCTCCATGACGCCACTTCGCACGGTGCCGATAGCTTCCGTTACTTCGCAGTGACGAAGAACAACCGCAAGCAGGTCGGCACAGTATTCTTCTAAGGAGCATCGCCAGTGAGCGAACAAGATAACGGCCTTCAACTGGCTGTGAACAACCTCGCCACTGAAATGCGGCGAGCGAATTACCTGAATGCCATCGGTATCGGTGGCGGCAATACGAAGCGACCGACGCTTTACCAGGAATTTGGCTACCCGCGCGAGATCACCTTCAACGACTTCTACAACATGTACCGCCGCAACGCCGCTGGCTTTGCTGTGGTGCATCGTCTGCTGGATGGTTGCTGGCAGGACTATCCGGTCATTGTCGACGGTGATGAAGCGCAGGAAGCGGAGAAAACAAACGCCTGGGAAAAGAAAGTCACCAAGTTCATGAAGAAGCTGTGGCCGAAGGTGAAGGATGCCGATCGCCGCAATATGGTTGGACGCTACTCCGCGCTGCTGCTGCAGGTGAAAGATAATAAGTCGTGGAACGAGCCAGTAGATATCAAGCTGGTGAAATCCCTTGGCGAGTCAGCGCTGGTAAAACTTATCCCGGTATGGGAGCCGCAATTAACTGTTGCTGACTGGGAGAACGACCGCCTTTCTCCAGAGTTCGGCAAGCCGAAGATGTTCAACTTCAACGAACAACCGGTCGGTGATGAGCCTTTTGTCGGGCCGATGCGCGGAGAACCGGTACACCCGAGCCGAGTCATTCTGTTCTGTGAAGGATCTGAAGACGACAACGTCCTGTCCGGTATCCCGCTGCTGGAGGCTGGTTTCAACAAAGGCCTCGATATAGAGAAGATTTCCGGCGGTGGTGCTGAGGGCTTCCTCAAGAACGCCAGCCGTCAGATTGCTGTCGAGTTCAGCAAAGAAACGGACATGGCGACACTGGCAGACCAGGCCAAGAAGGCTGGTTATGCCGATCTAGGCGAAGCTATGGGCGACAAGGTCAACAAGCTTAACCGTGGTACCGATGCGGCGGCCGTAATGCAGGCTGGTCAGATGCACGTTCTGAGCGTTACGCCCGGCGACCCGGGGCCGACCTGGGAAGTCACCGCGAACGAACTGGCCGCCTCCGTGCAAATCCCGTTCACCATCCTGTTCGGTCAGCAGACCGGGCGACTGGCGAGCGATGAGGATAAAACGGACTGGGCTATCCGACGTAATACTCGGCGCAATGGCTTCCTTACGGACAGGATTACCGCGCTGCTTGAACGCTTCTGGACGCTTGGGATTATCGACCCGCCAACCAAAGGCGAGGTCACCATCTCGTGGAGCGACCTGCTGGCGCCAGGCGAGAAAGAGAAGATCGAGAACGCATCTAAGTTGGCTGACATCGTGCAGAAAACCACTGGCTTCTATGGCGGTGAGCCGCCTATTACAGCCAATGAGCTGCGCGAAGTTGTTGGTCTTGACCCTTTGCCAGAGCCAAAAGAACCGCCTAACCCGGACGATAAGGTGACAACTGATGATCCACTGGCCGATGACACCAGAACAGACGGAAAAGGTGGGGCTGCCGATAGTTCCTCGCAGCAAGGTTGACCCAACCCGATCGGCGAAGCATGTAACCGCGATGTACCGGGATATTGAGGAGCGGTATCTCGGCATTAAGCGAGCGCTGAAAGCCTTGTTCGACCAGCGCCTTACCGGGATAGAACGTGAGGTAAACAGCCATAACTGGCACTTCCTTTGCCACGACAAAGGCGCGGACATGCGACTCTACCAGGTCAACGCCGGCAAGTTCATCTATGACATGTCGGCGCAGGAACTGGCTGATCTGCTTGAAGCAGTGCAGGGCATTCTCGACGATTACCTGCTGGATGGTGGCGAGCAAAATCTCTGGGCGATGGATTACGTCGTCGCAGAAGCGCAGCGCGGCACGCTGGAGGCATTCAATAACCTCTCGCAACAGTCGCAGGTCTACGCCAGCCAGACGACGCTACAGCAGCTTTTAAGCAGTCCCGGACATCTTAACCAGGTGGCGGCGGCCCGGCTGACAACGTTCAGTGACTGGAAGGTCATCAGCGACACAGCCCGCGGCGATCTGACCAACATCATCACCGATTCGGTAGCGCGCGGCGTGAATCCTCGCGAGACGGCCAGCGTTATCAGCAAGCGTCTCGATGTTTCGATGTCGAAGGCAAAGACCATCGCTCAGACTGAGCAGGTCGGCGCACTGCGGCAGGCACAATGGAACGAAACCGACTGGGCTGCTGACCGGCTGGGGCTGAATACCGGCCTACTGTGGTTGTCAGCGCTCAAACCTACGACGCGCACGTGGCACGCCAGCCGTCACGGGAAGGTCTATACCACCGAAGAGGTGCGGGACTTCTACGCTGAGAACGGCAACCGGTACAACTGCTATTGCAGCCAGATCCCGGTGCTGCTCAACGACGACGGCAGCATCTTCAACGAGGGGCTGGCGGATAAGCTGAAAAAAGAGCGAAAGCAATGGACCAATAAGGAAGCTGCATGAGCAACTCTATTCCGAGAGAAGCACCGAGAGATATAAATCATGGCCGCATGTTCACTGAGGCGCAAATCAGAGGCGCTTTCGTGAAGTGGTGTGATGACTATAAGCACAACCCTGATGTTTATCAGGATGGTGACTCCACCGACGGGGAAGCCTGCGCAGATTACCTGATTCAGGTTATGACCGAGAAATAACCCAACTGAGGACGCAACGTGAAGCTATCCAGCATCCACGTTAAATCCCTCGCCATCAACGCCTCAAACATCTCAACGACCACCATCAACGGCCAGGAACACTACGTCATTCGTGGTGCGGTCCCGATCGTCGATGACATCGTGATGAATGGCGGCCTGTACCCGGCGGAGGAGATTAACAAAAGCTACCAGACGATGGAGCGCAAGTTGATGCCGATCGGCCACCCGATGGTGAACGGCAAATACGTCAGCGCTAACGACCCTCAGGCGCTCAACGATTATTACGCCGGGGCATGGGCTCAAAACGTCAGCAAGGCAGGGGATAAGACGGTTAACGACGTCTATATCAACAAATCTGTTGCAGAGACAAAGCCAGATGGTAAGCGCCTAATCGCCAGGCTCGACGAGATGATTGCAGGGACAAATTCCGATCCTATTCATCTATCTACGGGGCTACTGCTGAACAAAGAGCAAAAATCTGGCGAGTCAAAAGGCAAGAAATACTCTTGGGTCGCTCACAATATGCAGTTCGACCACATCGCGATCTTGCTCGACGAGCCCGGTGCCGGGACGCCTGAAGAAGGAGTTGGCATGTTCGTCAATGCTGACGGGCAAGAGGCTGATGTTGAATCGACGAGCCTCATCGATTCCGCCAACAGCATGAAAGACGGCTGGTGGAACAAAGTGAAGTTCTTCATCAGCAACGCTTCAGAGATGTCCTTCGACGACATTTACCAGGCGCTGCGAATGTCCATCAAGCAGGACGACAAAAAGTGGCGCTACGTCGTCAGTGTCTGGCCTGACCATTTCGTTTACGAAGAGGATGGCGAAAACGCCAAGCCGAAGCTCTTCGACCAGAAGTACCTCATCTCTGACAAGGTAGTAACGCTTGTCGGCGATCCAGTAGAAGTCGTGCGCAAACCAACTGAGTACGAAGTCAAAACCAACGGAGAAACAAACCCGATGAAAGAGAAGATGATCGCCGCGCTCAATGCCGCAGGCGTTAAAACCGAGGGGCTGACCGACGATCAGGTCTGGGATGCCTACAACCAGCAGATGCAGAAGAAAGATGGCGACGACCAGGGCCAGGCTCAGATTAACTCTGATGTGATCACTGCGGCTGTTAATGCGGCGCTTACCCCGCTGAACGAAAAGCTGAGCAAGCTGGAAACTCAGCTGCAGGCGAACGCTGAAAGCGAACTGAAAACCAAACGTGACGCTGTAAAAGCGAAGTTCTCGTTCATGACCGAAGCTGCGATCAACTCGCTGGCTGGCGATGCGCTGAACGACTTGTACTCACAGTGCCAGACCAGCACCGGTCTGAACCCTGCATTCCAGGGGAATGGCGCTCAGAGTGAAATCCTTAACATGGAGGCACCTGAATAATGGCTCTCGCACCTCGTTTCCATACCGTAATCGCGGGCCCGGCCCGTAAGAATGACCCGCAGGTCATTGAAGCAATCATGGCGGCGGCCGTGAAACCCGGCTCACTGGTGATGCTCGACAGCACCGGGAAACTGGCAGTTCACAATGTCGCTGGTGGCGCAGGCGTGGCACTGGCTCTTCAGCATAACTATATCGGCGGCGGTGACATTCGCGACGCGGTTCCTGCCGGTGATACCGGCGCGGCCATCATGTGCGAAGACGATGTGGATTACCACATGCTGGTCAAAGCAGGCGAAGTGTTGCTGGAAAACGAAGGCCTGGTTTCTGCAGGTGACGGCACGCTTGCCAAGGCAACAACGCCAGCTACCGACCAGGTCCTCTTCTATTCACGCGAAAAAATCACCGTTGGCGCTGAAGCTCAGCTCGTGAAAGTTCGCAAATCAGGGAAAGCAACCGCATGAGCATGATCGTATTCAACAAAAAGCTGATCACCGAGCACAATCAGGTGAAGCAGGCATGGAATCAGCTGCTGATGCAGCGTGAATCCTTCAATATCAACCAGGGAACTATTGCTGCCCAGTACGGCGGCGCGCTGGAAGTTAACCAGGCCGCGCTGATCTCCAAAGACTACTGGCGTGAAGTTGATAATATCACCACCCGAGTCTTCCGTAATGACGAAGGCAACGGCCTGTTGGATGATCTGCTCGGTCTCGGTACGCCGATCTCTATCGGCAAGACAGCGGCGCTGTACCGCGTTTCCAGTGACGCTGGCAAGGTTCATCGCTCACTGACGGGTCACGTGCCGGAAGAGCTGGATAAAGTCATCTACGACGAAGCTGGCGACCCAATCCCGATTTTCAACACTGGCTACGGCCGTGAATGGCGTGAATGGAACGGCATGCAGTCGGAAAACCTCGACGCGATGGCTGACGATCAGGAAGCGCACGTTGCCGCTATCCGTGAAGACATGGCTGACTACATGCTTTCTGGTGACGGGAAAGTGAAGGTGAAGGGTTATGTCGGTGCTGGTATCACCAACCACGCCAACACCAACCAGGTGGATCTGAGTGCATCCGGTCTGAATATTGACCTGACCACCTCTACTCCTGATGAATCAGTGGCATTCTTCACCGGCCCGTTTGCCAAGCTTCTGGATGATAACTACGTGCAGGAGAAGGTTAAGTTATGGGCGTCGCCGGACATCATGCGCAACTTGAACCGACCGTATTCCGATGCAGCCGGATTCAAAGAAGGCACTGTGCTGGAATACATCCTGCGCTATGGCCGCATCGAGTCGTTTAACCAGACCTTTAAACTGACCGGTAACCACTTCATCGCTTACGTGCGCAATTCTCAGTACATCAAGACGCGCATCGCCGCGCCAGTGGGCACCTTCATGATCCCGCGTCAAAATCCATTCGACAACTACAACTCCCTGGTCTGGAGTGCTGTCGGTCTGCAGATTAAGCGCGATTTCAACGGTCGTTCTAAAGTGTTCAACGCACAGGGTTAAGGGGCTTAGGCCCCTTTTCTTCGGGAGAGAGCATGAAAAAGTTAAAAGTCGAGAAGGCTGGTTGCTGGGGAACGATTAACGGCGTATTCCAGCAACTGCCGGTGGGCCATGAGTTCGTTGCGGTTGGTGTTCCGCCTGCTTTCGCTGGCCGCGTATCGGTCGTTGGCGAAGTTGAAGAGCGGGAGCTTGAAGTTGCCACACTTGGTGCTGACGATAAACCTGCAGAGCAGGCAGAGCAGGCAGAGCAGGCAGAGCAGGCAGAGCAGGCAGAGCAGGCAGAGCAGGCAGAGCAGGCAGAGCAGGCAGAGCAGGCAGAGCAGGCAGAGCAGGCAGAGCAGGCAGAGCAGGCAGAGCAGG